GCTCCTGCAAATCCTAGAAATCCAATAACTACAAATTCCTTTACTTCAAAAGTAGGGTATAAAGTAGGTGTAAACACATAAAGTAACATCGAGTGAAACGATACAAACGCCATTAACCGCTTGTGCGCCCATTTACCGTTTATTTTTAATGTATCGTTTATTAGTTTCATTTACTTACTTCCGTTCGTGGTTTGTCTTTTTCTTTTTTCTGTGCAAAAATAATATTATTAAAAACAAATGAGCAAACCATACCAATAAAGAATATAAAAAACGGTTTTACAACTGAATTAAGGTATCTGTTTTCAGCTTTTTCTAGTTCCATAACTCGAACTCTATCAGGCAAATTATCTACTTTTGACAATATTACTTTTAAAGTTGTATTGACGTCAATCATTCCTAAACTAATATCGCTTAGTTGTTTTTTAAACTCTTTTTCATGCCTGTCTAGGGTTTCAATTTTGTTGTTTAATTCACTAAACTTAACTGCTATATCTTTATCGGTCATATTATTCGTCGATTAATTTTATCGTTTCGTCGATTGTTACAAATGTAGAAAAATTTATGCTACTACCCTACAATTAAATGTAGGTAGTAGCGTGATTGAATGAAGTTAAACACGTCTTACAAGTTAGATATTGCTTCGGCTATCTTTGCATCGACGTAGCTTTTAGGAACTAAGGTGTTTTCGTCTAAAGTTGGAGTTGTTCCATTTTGGTAACGAATTCCTAAAAAATCAGGGTCGTTGCTTTGTGCGTAAATTTCCTGAGAACTAACTCCTAATTTAGTGTACATAGTTGGCGACATATTGATTTCTAATTGTACGCAACTATCATCGATATAAACATAGTTATATCCATCTCCGTTTGCGTTTAAACATTTTACTCTTGTTGGCGATGTTACTGTAATTTCTTCCATTTTATTATTGTTTATTAGTTAAATATTTCAAAAGATATTGGTGTGTTGTTTAAAAGTCCATCTACGTATGAGGCATCGTTATCTGCTGTTACTATTAAAATAGTATTTTCGTCAATCCAATTCAACCCGTATTTGTTAGCCGTATCAGGTAGCCATTCACAAAACCCATGATGTGTAGGAAAAAATACTTTATTTTCGGTAAATTTTCCGTCAGATTTAATATAATAACAGCCTGTAAAAGTTCCTGAAAACTCTCCACGTTCTAACCAAAAATCATTTAATCCAAAATTATTATTTACTATCGGTGCATTATCAAAACCAATCTCACTACCCTCGCTCCAAGTCGGAGCAGTACCATTAGCAATCCATTTAGTTCCAACTGTATTATTAGGTGCGCCACTAGGTGTAAAATCATCGCCTGTTTCAAAAGCTACTATTTCATAAGTAACCCCTTGTGTCAAACTTCCTGACGTTGCTGTTTGTGGGTCGTCGCCTCCTGATTGTGATAGTAGGAATTTGTATTGTTTACTTGATGGAATAGCATCGTACAACTCCGTAAAATTAGAGTTACATTTCTGAAATGCTACTCTAATTTTATCGCCTGTACCATCGTTTGCGCTAGTCCCTACGTTTATCGTTTGCTTTGCCATTTTGTTGTTTGTTTAATAAATATTTTCTTAATTTCTCTTCGTTTTTTACTCTTGCAATATTGGGTTTTTTCTCTTTATTCATTTTTCCATGTATCAATTTGTTCAACACAATTTTTACGACCCCCAAACCACCAACTAGAAATATTTTGAGGTTTTGCGTTTATAATTTCAGAATGCTTCAAATATTCAGGAATAGAATTATAAAATAGCCAACGTTTCATTCTAGTTCCGTAAACTTCCATTTTAGAACGTTGTTGTACCATTAAATAGTCAACCTCTTCCTTACTAATAGTTTCAGCATTTTCTGCAGTGTGTTTATAAATTCCGCCGTTTGCCACTTGGTACGCTCCGATTAAAAAATAATTCTTTGCACTAGCTCGAATCAAATAATCTACTAAAAATTTATTGTACAAATCCAAGTATAAACCTGCTAATGTTTCAGATTCAAAATCATCTAAAATCTTATCAAACAAAACTTGTCCGAGTATCGGTTCTAAGTCTGTAACTTGTGCGTCCTCTATACAAGGCACTAACTTATCATAGTCAATATTTCCGTTAAACGGTGTTTTGTCGATTACTTGCTGTGGTGTTATTAAAAGTATCATATATCGTGTGGAGCTATACCTGCAATCCCAGAAGCTCTTTCTTTAGTAGCTTTGTCAATTGCAATTGGTGATTTTACATCAGGTTTTACATTCTTAATTCTGTACGTCAATTTTTCCCAATAGTGTTTACAAGTGCCTCCTGTATATTCTGCGCTTAACAGTCCCCCTCCTTTAAATTTCCAGATAGAATAAGGATTGTCGGGATTTGGATGTTTGCCAAATCCAGGATTTACAACAATATTACTCATGGCTTCAATGTCCTCACGTCTGTAAATCTTATTAGCACGCATCATATTTTTACAAAATTCTCTTTCAGGGTTTTGATTTCCTGCATAACGGTAACGAAAAATATAAAAATCAGTATCATAAACACTTTTACGATAAGGATTTGCCGTTCCTGTACTTGCAAATTTATAAGTTAATTTTTCCTCTTCATCATAATCAACAGGCTTTGTTTCAATTAACTCATAATTTTCTAAATCTTCATCCTCTCCTAATTCAATAAGTTTGTTACCTACCTTTTTTTTTTCTAATATTTCAGTTGATTTAATTTCTGACATCTTAACTACAGGAGCATTCATAATTTTAGGCCTCAAAGGCTCAAAATACAACTGTAAGCTAATATTATTCTGCCCTAATACATATTCAAAACCATCGGTTAAAGTATCTTGCATCGGTTTAATTACGTTTAGCATAGTTTCATTAAATGCTACTTCTATTTCATCAGCCGTACTACTAAATCCCGTAGCTGTTTGTATCCCTAAAATAGCACCGCTTACAACTTTATGCGCTGTTAAAAGTTGCTTTCTTGCCTCTTCCGTTAAAAATTGATATTGTTGATGTGCGTCTGAAACTTGTACCGCTTCTAAAGTAGTAGCTGAATCTTTATTTGAGTTAAAAGATAAAATAAATTTATTAGCGTTTTGTGAACCTGTAAATTTTTTAATTACATTTCTTTCAAAGGCATCTTTAACCTCGTCATCTGTTATACCATCATTTACATTTATAATATAACCAGCACTCAACCCGTTTTTAATATGGTTTATGCAATAGATTGAAATTTGTTCTTCTAATTCTGCATAGTTCAACCCCGAATAATACGATGGTCTAGCAAAATAAAAATCATCAATTGTATATTCTTTAATTACAAAGATTGTCTTTTTTTCTTTTGTCCCTTGCTTAAATGCTGGTATTTCTACAGGCGGATATTTACTAATATCACTCCAATCGTAGCTATACCAATAAGATGGAATTTCGCCGTCCTTATTTACCTCAGTTGGCACTACTTTATTTTTAGGTAAGTGATTTATTTCTGCTATTTCATTTCCTGTTTTGCCTAAAATTATTTCAAAACTAGCCTCGTGAAATAGTCTGTAATCGCTTACTATTTTACGAACTGTATCTTTATTAAATAGCTTTTGAACTACAGCCATTTGTGAGACTTGCTCAACTGAATAATTAGCGGTTAATCCTTTACCATAAATATATGAATAGTAAGAATCTAAAATAGCTGAATTTGTTGGCGAATATTTGTAACGGTCGATTACGTAATCATAACCTAAGTTATTTTTACCGTTTAAAATATACTTTTTACCGCTTGTTTTAAATTCTTTAAACACTTCCGTTTTATGTGAACTCAAAGAAATTGCTCTAACGTCTCCCATTTTTAATTGTTTATTTTATAATTTTGCAAATCAATTTGATTTGTTGCAAATGCTTTGCCTCTAAATAGCAAATTGTTTCCTAAATATAAAGTCATATCGGCATTTATTAAAGTCGAATCTGCTGAAAATATAGTAGTATCTGCTGTTAATTCGTCAAAAGAATAAACTGAATATTCAAAACTTTCTTTTTCTTCAACTGTTTTTTCTATTTCAAAAGTCAAATATCCAAATGAAAAAACAGTAGGAATATTATAAAAAGTTTCTACAGTATTTTTACTTTCATTTTTCATTACAATAGCAATTACTCCTGAATCTAATCTAGGTATAATTGTAATTTCGTGTATAGTATTTTCGGGTTTTAATATTACCATACTAATATAACGTATAATTGTTGTTTTGTAATAAAAAAGCCTACTAAAATAAATAGTAGGCTTAATATTTTGAAGCAAAAAGGGATTAATCGTTTACATAAACATCACTAACAATAGCTAGTAACGAGGTAACTGTAGCACTATCTAATATCGGAGCGGTGTCTGGCTCTAATGTTTGAAATGACATTTTCAATCCATAGAATCCTCCTAAGTCTCCAGCAATTTCTCTAGTTCCTGTAGTTTTGTTTGCACCGTTTGCAACACCAAAACAATGAAATTTTCCGTTGTTGTCTTCAATAAAAATAACGCTTCTATCTCTTGAAAATAGTTTAGCCTGATTTACCAAAGGGGCGGTCAATCCTGTTAAAACTAAATCAATTTTTGCATCGTAAAAAACAGTTCCATTATCTACTGATGAAGTTTCAGTTTCTAAAGGAATATTTCCAACGTTTTTAAGTTCAAATTTAAACACTTCGTCTAAAGTACCTAATCCAGTCATTGCTGAATCAACTACCGTAAATCCGTAGTCTAACCATTTTGCAAAGTAAGCGTTTCTTAAACCTGATGTATTATTAATACATTCAAGTAAACGACCGCTAGTTATAAAATCACAAGCCATAATAATATATTTTAAAGTAAGGCGGTGTTTTCAACCGCCTTGTTATTTATTAAACTGTGTAAGTAGTATAAAGCACAATCTCTGAACCTCTTACGTATTGAACACCTGCCGTGTAAACCATTTTGTAACGTACTGTACCGCTCAAATCTGTATCATCCATATCTTTAATACGAATTTCGTTGTGGTCTGACAATAAACCTGTACCGAAATAAAGATTTTTCTTTTGGTAAACTACCATTGTGTTTGGTGGCAAACCATTTATGATTTCTAGTTTGTACATTCCTAAGTACAAGTCAGACCCTTGACCGCCTAATCCGTTGTTAATACCCGCTGTAATTAAAGCATTGTTATAGAACTGCGCCACATCAGGAGATATAGCAAATACTAAATCTGTTTTTCTTCTCAATGCAATCGGCACTGCGTTAGATACTTTTTGTAATTCCGCTACTACGTTTGTCGCTGAAACAGTTGCAGTAGTTACGTCAATTACAGTTGCATCGGCAAGCCATAAAGGAATAAACCCATCAAAATGACCATCATCTGTAGCATCTCCAATCCAAATATCTGAATCTGTTGCTTGTGCTGTATCTGCTAATATTTCAACTAACAAAGCGCTTTCTTCATCTACAGGCATATTGTCATTGTGCGCTGAAAACCCCATCGAAGCCGTATCCCAAACATTTCTAAAATCTTCTTTACAAAGCTCTGCTTCGTTTTTGATTTTCTTAGGCTCTAAAATTACCTCGTCTAATGTTACACTACCTGCTGGAGCAAATCCGCAAGAATAATCCTGTCTTCCGTTACCGTAATCAATTTTACGAATTACTTGTTTAACAGGTATATTTGGTAATACCGTTACTAAATTTCTTTGAATAGTATCTGCTTCTTTAAAAGCTTTTCCTACTATTTCGCCCGCTACCGTTCCCGCGTACGAGCTGTTTACTGTTGCTTCTGTTGCCATTTTTTTTAGTTTTTATTTTTTAATTCAGTTAGTGATAATGCTAATCGACCTCTCATTGTTTTTGGAGCTTCATTAGTTGTTGATGTTGGTGCTACTGTAGTTTTTTGAACCGCTGGTGTAGCTGACAATTCTATTTTTAAAGTTTCGCTTGCTTGTTCTTGTGCTGAAAGTTTAGTTTCAATCGCTGTAAATCTTACATTCAAATCCTCGTTGAATTTAATAAGCATTGAGCTAATCGCATTTTTCAATTCAGCTACATCAGGAACTGATTGAGGCGCACTCATTTCTTCAACTGGAGCTATTTCTTCTTGTTCTTTTGCTGAAATTTCTCCGATTACTCCAATTTCTACAACTTCAATAGTTGTACCATCGTTAAGAACGTACTCCCCTACTGGCGCTGGCACATTACCGTCTGGTGTAGATATAGAAATAGTGCCTCCGATTTCGGGTATTTCTGTTTCTGTTACCAACGTAATAGAACCGTCTTCGGTTTTCCATTCTGCTAATTTGACTTGTTTACCTAATAGAGTTTTGAACTCTTTTAGTAAATCGTCTTTCATTTGTTTAAAATCCATATTATTCTCGTTTTTAGTTAATATTACTTTCTCGTTAAACATGCCCTCGATACTAAATCCTGTTCCTTTTTCTTTGCATAATTTCCACTGCTCTTTATCTTCAATTTTCATTGCCACAACCCAACTACCTACAGGGGCATCGATACCGTACAAAGCTGTTTTATCTTTTTGCAAATCTTCAACAATCCAACTCTCTACTATTGTTCCACTTAAAGCAAGCTTTGAATGTTCTAAGTTTGCATTGCTTTGATTGCCTTTTTTTAAATATAATTCAGATGCTCTTTTTATAGTTTCTTTTGAAAAAAACACGTTAAACTCTTCTTTTGTATTTTCATCAAATCTGTAAATCTTTTTTTCAGGTATCATTGCAACCCCTAATAAGATTTGTTTTTCATTGTCAATTTTTGCAAATGAAACTCTTTTCTCTTCTGAAAGCATTACAAATTGGCTTTCCATAGCTGGCGAACCAACAACAGAAATAGCATCAATTCCTTGTATCTCTTCGTCTGATAAAATTAATTCGTATAGTTTCATAATAGTATAACGTATTTATATTTTGTTGTTATATTTTTTAACCTCCAAAAGTTGAAGTTTGTACTGCATTTCTATCCAAACTTTGTTGACTTGTAACATCGCCAGCGACTACATAAGTTTTAATAGGTTGGTTTTGTTGATTTGCTATTGTTTGTGATAGTTGGTTAGTTGAACTTTGTCCTACTAGGTTAAATTGAGGTGCTGAACTACCACCCCCTCCACTTGGAGTAGATGGCGAAGCTCCTCCGCCTCCACCTGACATTGGGTTTGTTGATAGAATAGATTTAACCGCCTTAAAACCTATCCCCGCAACAGTAGCAACGTTTGCAATTTTTAAACCTATTTCAAAAGGAGTGATAGCCTTAGTTTGCAATTCGGCTGTTATACCCTGATAGGTGTTTATTAAAGCTTGCCCTACTGCAAAGGCTTTTCCTATTTTACTATTTTTACCCGCTAGGTCTGCAATTCTTCCGAAAGTTTGCGCTGTTAATGCTATTTCTTGTTCTTTTAAAATTCTTTTTTGTTCTGCTGTTTTTTGGTCTTCGAGCCTTTCGGCTTCTTGAACTCTTAGATTAACATCGTTTAACTCGTTAGCCTGTGCTATTTCTAATTCTAAAGTTTCTAAAACATTTTGTTTTGCTAATTCAATTATAGTAAAATACTTGTCCTTAATAGCTCTTATTTCAATTTCTTCTTTAGATAGAGTTCTATTTATATTTTCTTCTGTAGCTTTATCAATAGTGTCTCTACTGGCATTTAAAGAATCTAATTCTATTTGTTGTTTTTTAGCTAATAAATCTTGAAATACTTTTAACTCATCTTCTGCTTTTTTACGCTCTGCTTCTCTTGCCTCATCTCTTGCTTTTTGTAATTTTTCTAAACGTGCTTTGTCTTGTTCTAATTGTTGTTCTCGTTTAGCTTGTTGTTTATCTTCTAAAGCATCTCTTCTATTTTGATTCTTTTCCAAATTAGCTGTTGATTCATCTTCTAAACCAATTCTATTTTTTTGTGCTGTCGCTAAAGCTTTGAACTCTTCATCAAAATTACCTCCTTTACTTTCCGCTAATTCTTTAGCTGCTAATCCTTGTTCTTTTAAAAGTTTTATTTCGGCTTTACTAAAACCAGCTTTTATTGCAATCGCTTCTCTTGCGATTCTTACCTCTTCATTTGCGTTTTTTACTCTTTGTTTAAAATCTTGTTCTTCTAACTTACTAGCTTTTTCTAATAGTTTTAATCTTTCAGCTTCGCTTAATGCTCTATTTCTAGCTTGTACATTTAACTTGTTTATTTCAGCTCTAGTTCTTGATGTTTGTACTTCTTGCTGTGCTAAAACATCTTCTAAGTCTTGCTGTGCTTTTACTAAATCCATAGTCCGTGAAGCTGTATTGCTTATATCACTTCCTAAACTACTAAAAGCTTCGCCTAAAGATTTTGTTCCTGTTATAACAGCTAAAAATGTATTTTTAATAGTGTTTGCAACCGCACTCAATGCTGCTAAACCTTGCTCAACTTTGTCGACTACAGGTTGAAAAGTTCTAAAAATTGCAACCAATCCTGTAACTGCTAAAACAATACCTGCAATAACTAATCCTATTGGATTTGCTAATAAAACTAATAACTGTTTATTAAATGCACTTGCTCCCTCTTTGGCGCTATCAAAACCAGGTACTAATCCACCTATCGATTCTTTTAAACTATTAAACTTACTATCTCCTTTTTCCGTGTTTAAGGTTTTGTTAAGATTGTCGGAACTTTTACTAGCATTATTTAATGAATTAGTTACAGAATTAATATTTTGTTGTGCGTTTGGAGCGACTACGTCAATCTCTATTGTTTTCTTGATAGCCATCTTAATGAGTTTTTAAATAATTCTTTAAACGTTCTTGGGTATCTATACCCTCCTTTTGCAATATGTATATTTTCGGTTGTGTTATGCCACTCTTGAAACTGTAATAATTCTATTATATCCCTTATCATAATTGTTGTTGTGTTATGGTTATTGTAAACGTATCGCCTCCAATAATTACTTCTAAATCCATAGTTCTATTAATCGTACTTTGATTTACTTTTATTTGTAAATAATCTGTTGTTTGTCCAGATGACCGTTCTAAATTTACCCATCCTATACCATCGCCTGTATTTATTTTAGTAACGGTATAAGGCGAGTTTGCATTAATTTTACAGTCAAAATCTTGCCTTGCGTAACTCACTAATAATCTTTCATATTCAACGCCGTTTGGTATAGGAGACAAATCCGCTAAATAAATATAAGTCATATCTGCACTAAGTATTTCGCTATCTGCTGAATAGTCTACTGTATCTGCCGTTAATGGTATGTTAGAATTTACGGACGTAAAAGGTAAACCGATATAATTCAACAACTCTAAATCTACATCGCCTGTATTAAGATTTGTTTTCATAGAATTAATGATATAGGCTTTGTCATCTATTACAATTCTATCATTTAGCTTTAATCTTATAATTATTCCAATAGGTAAATTAGCTTTCCAATTTGAAATCCTACGTTTTGTTGAGTATAAATCTGAAATATAATCGCTCCAAAAATTAGAGTATAAATTTCTAGGTATTTCAGAAAATATAAACGTGCTTGGGTCTGTTGAAAAGTTTACGCTATTAGATACTTGCTCTAAAATAAAATCGTTTTCAGTTGATGTTAAATAAGTATAATCTAAATCTGAATGACCGCTTGCTTTTATTGGTGTATCGTAATTTTGAAAACCGCATTTATAAAAAATATAAGGTTTGCCAATGTAAGGCTGTGAATTTTTATCTAAAGACAATCCAACTTGAACGTTAGTAACATCTCCTGTAGCAATATCGGTTAATCTATTAAACATTAAATTTTCTACTCCAGTTTGTACTTTTAATTCTGCACCGTCGATTTGATAAATAGCTTGTAAATCTCCATAACCTAAAATACCCCCTTGATTGTTTCTAAACTGCTCGTTTAAAATTTGACCTGACTTTTGATGTTGGAACAAAATATTTTTAAATAGTTTAGGGCGTTTGAAAGTAACATCTTTGCTATCTATGTATTTTGTTAAGTCTATTAAATTACCTTGAAAATACCAATCGTCAAGTGGTAACAAATTGAAACTGTTTGAATTTATAGGAACTAAAGCAAGGTTAAACATTTTTATTAACGACGTAATAAAATCAGTTATTTTTATTTTAGGCATATTTGCTGAAATACTAATAGCTTCAACTACTGTCTGATTTGACATAGTAGCAGTTTTGTTTACAAATGTTGGGAAGCCTTGCATTTCTATTTTAAAAGTAAATTGAAACGTGCCTTGCGTAAATATTTTAAAAGAATGTTTTTTTGTATCTTGGTCTGTTCTTAGTGGGAATTTAGTAGTTCCTACTGAATTAAAAATAGTCCATTCAACTCCGTCTATATATCTTATAACAGTGTAGGGAGTGGTTAAAAATCCAGAGTCAGGAGTAATTGTAATTTGAGTGTTTACTTGAGCATTTGTTATAAAATAATTATCTGTTAAATTTACCGTAACACCGCTAATATCTTCTAAATTTCCTTTTGTTGTAAAATCTATTTCAACTGCATTGTTAGGGTCTACTGAAAATTCTAAATTATTAAAAACCCACATATACAAATTACCAAACACCGCACGGCCTAAAAAAGAACGGTCAAAAGTAAAGTTGTACTTTGTTTCAATAGCTTCAATAATCTTGACTAATTTTAAAGCTGGTCTTAATTCTGTATAGTGTATGTGTCCAGATGTTTTAGTAATATCTAAATGATTATTTCCCCCTATTTGCCACGCTCGACTACTTGTAATTAATGGATAGTATAAATCTTCTCCTAAGCTATTTGAGTAGGTTGCGTCAAAAATATCTGAATTATATTGATGGTCAAATTCGCTTAAATCTAAAGTAGTTAAATCGTCATCACCAAATCTATCTGACAAATTTACACTTGCCGAAAAGAAACGCACCGTATAAGAATCTGGTTGCATATCTTTTAACTTAACGTCTTCTAATTGAATTACACCGTATTTGAAAGGCAAAGAACCGCACTCGATATACCCTCTTATTCTAATATTAGGATTGAAAGTACCATCTACATCAGTATTATAATAATGTTGAAATACACTGTTATTTTTATCGCTTGCAGGAATAGTAAACGACTGACTAAAATCGCTGAAAGTCTTACTTATATCGTTAATATTCTGAACACTAGAATTTAATTCTATATTCTCATCTTTAAATAAATCTACTTTAATATAAGAAATAGGGTCGGTATTTTGTCTAATATCCTGAATATATAAGTCTGTATTTATCATACTTTGTTCAATGTATTAAATGCGTACTTAAATCCAAATTCATATTGTATTAATCGCTCTACTTTTGTTTGTTTGTAGTCTAGTGATTTCGTTTCTAAAACCGCTGGGCTTATAACTCCATTTTCAATTAGCCATATTGATTCACTTAATAACATCTCTTGAATGATATTATTTTCAGCTTCATTTAAGTAATCAGTATTACATTTTACTTTATTAGTTCCGTTAATATTAAAAGATACTGTTTGATGGGCGGTTGTATTGTAAACTCCAAAGTTTGAAATTAAACCTCTATAATCTTGACCCTCTATATCGATGCTAGGTTTTGAAACTTTTGTTAGCGAGAAAGTTTGAGGGTAACCGTATTTATTTATAAAGACACAATTAACAATATCGTAAAAGCATTCCTCTTTTACATTGAAAATTAATGTTTCATCTGGTACATCTTCATATTCTAAATACAAATATATTTGTGAGTTGTTGGTATATTCTTTTAAATTAATGCTAGCTATCATCTGATAGTTTAAATTAGGGTCAAATGTATAAGGCACTTCAACCTCATTTACATAAATTCCTAACAAACCTGTAGTTTGAAAATAAACTCTAAAATCTTGGTCTTTGTAAATCGTAAATTTATCGCCTGTTATAAGTGCCTTTGTAGTTGGTATCGGATTGTAACCCTCTTGAAAATATCCAGCTCCATAAGTTCCTAATAACAAACCTTCTGTTTCATAAACTGGCGTAGTATCACAACTTGCAAAATATTGAATCCATACATTTGAATCGGGTAAGACATCTTGAACGCCATCTAATGTATAGTTCCCTATTGAATTATTTATGTATTCTTTTGCTATGTGGTTTATATCAAAAGAAACTACTGTTTGCCCTAACTGAACTACTTGCTTTGATAAAGAATAAGCTGGTAAAGTTGGAGGTGCATTCTTATCACCTTGCCACGCATATAAAAGTAAATCACAATTTACAAATGGCAAGTTTGGAATTACTCTAAGCGAATAAGTCGAACGCATTTGTGCTAATTGTGGTGTTAATATTGTTGGTGGGTCAGGTGGCGTGTATGTGTTTGTTATAACTGATGTACTTCCGTCTGTGCTATTAAAGTTTGAAAAATTAACAGTTGAACTTGTTGAAGTTATTGTAACTTCCGAAGCACTTGTTTGTACTACCGTAAAAGCTCCTGTAGTATTATAATCTAAATTAAAAGCTGTTATAAAATTAGGAATAGTCGAACCTATTGTAGCTTCAAAGGTTGTAGTCCTTACAGTTTTCCAAGTTTCAATTAATTCAACACCATTTACTTCAAATGAAATATATTCATTTAAATCCGTTCCTCCAAAATTTGTAATTACTATTTTACTATTTGCCATTTTTTACGCTTGTTTTTAATAAACTTTCAATATCTAATCCATAGGCTTCTATAATTTCATCGGGTAATCTTTTAAATGCTGTTTCAAAAGGCTCGGTAAAAAAATTAGTAGTCTTTAATCCTGTTTCATATATTGATTTTCTTATTCTATAATTTAATAATTTCCTGTCTATAAAACGTCCTTGTGCATCTCTTGGTGCTATTCCTTTGCGAACTACCCACGCATTGATAGCTGTTTTAAATATTCCTTTTGGAGCTGAACCAGTACCCATTTTAAAAGGCGAGTTCGGTGCTTTTTTATTTGATTTTGAACCTTGAACTCCTTTATCTTGAAACTCTCCATAGTCTTCCATTTCAAAACTTAACTGAAAACTATTTTTTGATACCTTATATTCGGCTTTAATCGACTTGTTTAAGTTACCTGATGCATTCTTTTTAAGTCTGTTCAAGTTTGACTTGGACTTATCGACTACATATTTACTAAATAAGCTTAATGCCTTGTCTAAATTAGCATACATTTATTTCGTTGTTAGGAATTATTAACTCTATTTCAGTTCTCCAACCATCTAGTAAATTAGTTTCTTCAAATATTATAGGTTGACAGGTAGGCTCGTTATTTAATTCAATTTTAAATTCGTTACGTGTATTGCGTAACTTAGTTAATAATCGATTTAAGATAGCGTGTGTAGTGTTTAAATTATCTAATTCATTATCATTACCTAACCATTTATCGGTTACCATTTGTTTAGATATGTTTCTAATATCTACAGCTACAACTTCAAAAGTAAATCCAACGTACCCCGTTTGAATAGTTGAGTTAGTTACCTGAATATGTGCAATAGGAAATATATTCTTTTTGTTTATATCCATAGTCGATTTAAAGCCATGTAAAATAGTATGAACGTTTATATCCTCTTGAAGTAAACTCTTTAAAAAATCTATTACGGTATAAAATTCTCTCATTGTCTTTTCATCATTTGTTTAGCTACGTTTGCTTTGTCCTTTTCAAATTCTAGTAGCGTGTATATTTCACTTATTGAATATTCTAGTATTTCGTTTGTCCGTTTGTGTTCTAATTCTGCTAAGGCTCTAAGGCTAACATACCAGCTCCATTTTTTATTAAAGTTGCTTTCGACTGTGGATGTTTCTTCAAAATTTTCTGTGAATAATCCATCATGGCGTTTAATAAGTCGTTCCCTAAATTGTAAAAAAAAACCGTTGCACCTAAGTAATATTCTGCAGGAGCATCTATAAAAAAATCGTGTGCCTCTTGGTATGGTTCTATGTCATAAAAATCGTGATCGCTTTTATCAAACCAATTCTTTTTTCTTGTTGTAATTGGTCGATATAAAATACTCATTGCTTTATGCCAGGTTTCAGGCTCTTTCATATAGTTTTCTAAATCGATGAACTCACCGCCTGTAATGCTATCTAGTTTAGGAATGAAACCAAAGTCAATATCTTTGTATTTAAATGTTTTATGAAATTCTGCAATAGTGTTTAAAACATCGCTCAACAATAATATAATTTCTTTGTATTCTGAAATAGGTATTTTCTTTGCATCAGGAATATTGCAAAATATCTGTATTAAATCAATTTCTGATTTATCTGACCGCTCCCACTTTACAAAAGATGAAAGTGGTATTTCTTTTATTGTAGTTGGTATAATGATTTCCATACTACTATAACGTAGAAAAAGTGTTTTGTTTTTAACGGAAGTCTTTTGCTGTTTTTTGTTGTTTGCCTAATAGATTCCAAACAGCATAGCCTAAGGCATCTAAAGCGTGGTTATAGTCATCAATTGGTGTTTGTGATTTCTTATCGTGCCAAACGTAATTATTAAGTTCTTTAATTAAGTTTGTACTATCACTATCAATTATCAATTCATAATCTTGCATCAATGCAATTCTATCAATAATCTTAGGCTTTGAAACTCCTTTAATATTTAAACCTCTATTCTTTAACTCCTGAATTAAACGAGGCTCTGCACTATCGGCAATTATTAAACCGTTTCTATTTGCATATCGTATATTCTCGTTATAAATATCAGTTGTTGTTAGGCTAGGTTTATAAATTAATTCCTTTGCGTAAATCTTTTTATTTGCTTTGTCAATCGAAGTTTGAATTAAAGTAGTAGGGTCAATACTAAATCCAAAATCCTGACCGTAGCACCCTAAATTAGTTTCAATAAATTTATCAATACGCCAGTTAGAAAATATAACTCCTTCGGCTCTGTTTAACCAACCACCTAAAATTTGATGTTTGTATTTTTGTGGGTTTGTTTCTTCAATTCGTTTAACCTCGTTTAAAAATGATTCATCTAAATTATCTACGTTATCTAAGTAGGTAGTATGAATGTATGTTACATCGTCTTTTATTCCGTTAAAGCCCTCTTGTATTCCACGCTCCTCAAAGAATCTTTTATAAATCCAATGCTCTTTAGTTGCAGGATTTAGAATTAAAATTACTCTATTCTGTTTGCCTTTTTGTCTAATTGATAAATTGATTTTATCGAACTGCATTTCGTCTGTTAACTCTTCAGCTTCATCAAGTATCCACGTTGTAATTCCTTGGAGCGATTTTAAGTTAGCAGTTTGGTCTCCCGAACTTGTTTTTATACCTCTGAATATTATTTCAGACTTAGATATTTTATTTACTATTTCAGTTTTGTTTACTTCAAAAGCAGTATTCAATTCCATTAAATCAATCTTCTCTTGAAACTCTGGAATTATTGACAAATGTGCTGAGGTCATTGTTTGCCTAGTGAATAATATTTTATGGTTTGCCTCAAAAGATAAAAGGTTGGTAAATGTACCAACCCCAAAACTTTTTGAACTTCCACGACCTCCAGTTATAATGAAGTATCGAGTATCGTTTTCAAATAATGGTTTATATTTATTGTTTAGTGTTATCAAAATCTTTTATACAACTTCCTCCATCAAATTTTAAAACATTCTTTAATGTAAATTCTACATCTAATGGTTTATCGCCACCCTCTAAACTTGTTTTCTTTGGTACAAAATATTGAGCGTACTTAGCAAATAAATCTAAATAAGTTGCTGGGTTTTTTTCTCTTACTTCATTAAACGCATCCATTATATTTGGGACTTGCGCCTCTAATGTTTGTAAAAATAATTCTCTTGCCTCTTGAGTTATCTTGTTAGTTGCTCCTTTAGGTTTACCGTTATTTCCTTTTTCAAATTTAGCCATCGTATTTTTTCGTAATTATCGGAATTACTCACACTCAATTCTATAAAACTTATTACTTCCTACTTGAACATACTCCCCTGTTTCAGTTGTGCATGGAATAGTTTCTGAAAAGTCTTTTTGATAGTACCATGTAGCGTGAACCCCGTCTAGTCTAACTTTATAAGTGTAGTTAACTTTTTCGCAGTTGCAAGATATTTCTTCTTGTACTGATTCAGGTTCACAAGTTCCAGCAAGTGAAAATAATAAAACAAAGAATAATAATAATTTAGTTTTCATAAGCTTTCTTTAATTTTTTAATTATTGACTTCCAAACTCCAGAACAATTAGTACAAGGATGAAACGGTTTAACTCTAAATACTCGAAAGTAAATATCTAGTAATTCTTTTTGTTCTTTTGCTTTTAATTCGTTTTTATCGCTCTCAAAAAACTTGCTTAAAAAAAATTTTTCTTCTTCAGTAAACTCTTCAATTCCAAAAGGAAACAATCTGTTTAATTGTTCTTTTCGTTTATTGCAACCATCACAAGGTTCTATTCCTACAGCAGTTGTTATATTTGCTATAACATCTCCTAATCCTTTATTCTTTTTATTTCTTGCCATAACTTTTTTTTAGTTTTCTTTATTGTTTGATTAATAACCACAAATGAAATATCTGTTTCTCTTGCTAATTGTCGTTGGCTTATTTCTTGAGTAACTGTTAAAAGTTCTTTTTCAAAATACGGTAACTCTTTTACTTTTATCAATGCTAATTCTTTTAAACTATCTGTTTCATAATCGTACTCTTCAAAATTACATAAATTATCGTTAAGTTCTACTTTTGTTTTTTCTTTTCTTAAATAATCCAAAAAAATAGATTTGATAGCAAAGAAAATATAATAGTCGTTAAGTTGTTTGTTGTAGTTTGCAAATTTAAGATACATATCCTGTACAATATCGTCGGCTAAGTCTTTGCTTTTACAAATATGCAAAGCCATTTTTCTCCATTCTTTATCTCTTTTTGCTAATTCTATAAGCATTTAAAATAATTAATTAAATTCAAAGATATAAAATTAATCATTCATTTTGCTTTGAATTATCAAAAAATTATTATTGTTGAAATAATTGTTAATAACTCGATTTGCCACACCCTCTGAAATATTCAATGCTTTGGCTATTTCAGGAATTTCATTGTTGTTGTTGTAAAAGTATAATTCCATAACTTTAATAGATAATTTATCATTGTATCTGTTTCTAATAAAAACTTGCTTTCTATTGTAAGAAACTAATTCTACTACTTTAGTTGGATAATCATAATTTTTACTAGACTTGTTTAAACCTAAACTTAGTAATCTTTTGTTAATAGTTTGTCTTTTTATGTTGAATGTTTTTGATATTTCTGTTGTTGTCATCTAACAATATTTAATTTTAAATTAACACTTCTAATAGGCATAGGTTTAGTCCATCTATCAATTCCATAAAAATCTATCAAGAAAGAAACGCATGGATGCTTGATTGTATTTTCTTTATTTTTAAGAAATGTGTCAGTCATTTTAACATCTTTTATAAGATGCTCTTGCTCTTTTCTGTCTTTTTCATCTATATAATTACCACTAAATAAGTAACTATTTCCGACCATATCCTTTGCTTCTTTTGGGATTTCCATTATGTATTATTTTTTTAATTGGTTGATAATTTTCTCTAATTTCTTTTAATGTTTTCTTAAGTTCAATATTTTCTTGATAAACCTTGTTGATATCTAATTTCAAAAATTCATTGAGTTTGTCTTTTAACTTGTTTTTTTCGTACCTCATCGCAATCCATCTTAAGAACCAGTACGCCTCTTCGTTTTCGTTTGTCATAATATCGATTTCATTTGTGCTTTAAGATTGTATTTCTTTGCTATTTCTTTTACTGTCATACCTGATAAGCGTTATAATTATATTTACTATTCTTTTTTAAAAGCATCCATTCTGAATAAGTCATGTAACTAGTGAACTGCTGTAATGTTTCTTTGTGCGTTGCTACGATGCGAAGTTTAACGTCTGCTGACAATCCTTTGTACTGTTCCATAAATTCGTCGAATGATTTAGTTATTAAATATATTCCCCCAGCTCTTTCAGTAGCTGTTTGATAATCTTTTTGTGCTTGTGATTGTCTGTCTTTGCCTATCTTAATTTCAATCTTTACAGACTTTCCGTTTATAATTGAAGATATGTCTGCAGTTCCGTTAGTGGATGTTCCTTTTATATAAGTTAACGAACCAATAACTCTAGTGTTACCCATTACGTCAATAGAATCTTTACGTTTATCAATCATACGTCCCATCGAACTAATGCGTTCTGCTTGATGTCCTGAATAGTTTAAAAAATCAATAACACACTTAGTCAATCCGTTTGCAGTACTATCGGAATATTTAGGAACTGGTATAGCGTGTTCAGGGAACGATGGGTAACGTTCTTTGAGGGCTGTTAGTGCTAATTGAGTTAATATTTGTTTGTTTTGTTTGTTCATTTAATTAAGATTAATAGTAAATAAATTAATTCTGTATAAATATTCACGTTCTAAATTTAAAAAATCTTCATAATCAATAAAACCTTTAATAAATAATTCACATTGAATATCGTATGTTTTTTGTAATAAATTGTAATTCATAGTAAAATGTTACAGTAAATGTTACACTAATGTTACAGTAAATGTTACAGTAGTTTTCTAATGTTTATAAGGCTTCACAACGTTTTTACTGTAACATGTTACACTTTTGCGTTTTAAAATAATATTTTTTTTATTTTTCATTTTTTTTATTTTACTTATCTCAACTGTAACAATGTTACACTTTCCTTTGTTAAGCATTGATTTCATTGACTTTTTACTGTAACATTTGTATTTTTAAATGTTACACTGTTACAGTAAATGTTACACTTTTTCAAACTCTTTTACCCATCTGTTAATTGTCATTCTCGATACTCCTAAAATTTCAGCAGTTTCAGAACGATTAAAGTTAGGATTACTTTTAAAAATCTCTTTTAGCTTCTCTTTTTCATTTTTTCCTTTGTGTGTAGTAATAGTATTTTTAATCTTTGAAACCTCAACGCTATTAACTTTAATTTTCTTAGCAGTAGCAATAAAGTACTTGCTTAATTTTTCGGCTTTTAAAACACTTTCTTTTGATATTAGTAAACTATTACCACCCTCATTAAAAAAGTCGTTAAAAACGTGTATTAAACAAGCAAAGCGAGGAATGTAACTCTTTTGCTTAGGAAACATAGATTTTAAATACTCGTTTTCCTCTTCATTGTTTTGTATATCGGTCATTTCGTTAAAGATTCGCATCCATTCAATTTTAGCCTCTTGATTAAATTTAGCAGTTAATGAAATAATAGTACCGTCTTCATCTCTTTTAATAATGCTTTTAATCGTATCATAAAAAGAAATTACTATTTCCTTATACCATTTTAAAATATCTTCGCTAATCTCGTTTTCATTGTATTTGTCTATTGACAAATCGGGGTAACAAAGAAGCATTCTGTCCATGAAACCATTGTCTTTGTTTTCTTCAGTGTAGAAAGTATTAAAAATATTAGGTTGAATACCTCCAAGAACTGGAATAAAAGGTTTTTCAACAAAAGAACCTTTACGTGTTAATCTGTTTAAATTTACTGATTTGCCCGACCATGTAGAAAGCCAAAACTCTAAATCCGAACCCTCTCTATATCTATTCATGTCTTTTAACCAACCAGCAAGTTCGTCTTTAAAAACTCCAACAGCGTTGTCAGATTCTTGATGTAAATCTACAAGAGCCTCTAAGGTAATATCATTTGCAATAAATTGAGTTTTAATTGGTTTTAAAACCTCGCTATGTTCGTCTTTTTCTTTTTTTGATAGATTGTTGTAGTATTCGTATTTTTCATTTTCCTTAATAAAAGTCTTAATTTCTTTAGCATTTATTTTAATTAAAGGAAATATTACATTTGATATACTCGGAGTTTTACCAAGTCCAGCTTTACCAACAACAGAAATCCAAAGTGATAAATTTTCAATCCATCCTTTTTTAACTTCCATTTCAATAGAATTTCCGATACAAACCGATATTAACCAAAGTAAAGAACAACCCATGTACTCGATTGAGCTATCGAGTTTAATATTACATTCTAATAAATACGTTTGAATGTCTTTTGGAAATATATCAATAGGAAATACTAAATCGTTAATATCGATTTTAACTTGTTCCTGAATGTAAATACATTCTTTTAATTCTTTAATTTTAGATTTTAAACGTGAACCAAAACCTTTTTGATATAAGTCTTTAGCCGTTTCTGAAAAATCTCCGTTATGAAATTTCCATGCATAAGCAATAAAAGGCGTTATTTGTTTTTCATGTGGGTAAATAGTTCCTGTAGAAAACAAGTACATACGATTATCTTCTTTGTAAACATAACCAGAATGAGGCGAAGATGCGCCATGACGTTTAATGATATATTTCTTTGTTTGATTTGCTACTATTTGAAAATCACTACCAATAACATCAAATATATCAGTCTTTTGATTATAGTCATCCCAACAAGTTATTTCAGTTTCAAGATATTCTTTAGGCTGTTTTTTAGGTTCTAAAGGAATTTCGTCAACATAGTTGTAAGTCTTTAAACAACTCCATAGAATTTCCCTATCCTCTTTTGTTATTTCTTGAATTTTAGTATAATTTAAATCACTGATGCAATTATCATAAAGTATAGCATATCCAAATTTTCCACGTGTTTCAATAATAGCCTCTTTATGGTTTTTTAATTTTGCTATTTTTGTATTTTTATCTATAAATTTACATTTATAAAGTATGTGATAACCTGAATTTTGTGTTTTGTAAATTACAAATTTTTTATCGAAATCATCTATATTGTCTTTTAAAAAAACAATTACTTCATTCCAGAATTCGTTTTGCTCTTTTAAAGTAGGTAATACTTTACAGTCAAAATCAATTATTTCAAGATTATTATACCCAGTAACAATTGCCCAAGTTTCTGATTCTATGTTATCTATCTCTAATTCACTATAAGCACTTTCTTGATTTTTTTTCCAACTCCCCTTTGGCGTTTTGTCATTATTAACTGGAATAATTGAAAAACCAGTTGAGGCTATTTTTTTTACTAAATGTTTTTCCATTATAAAATTATGAATTTAGTATTATTTTTACTTTTACCATTTAATCTACATTTTAAAGGTGAATACAATAAATTATAAGTTTCAGAAACTTCTTTAATAGAATAATGAAAAACTCCATTTTCAGTATTTAAAACTATTTTTGAATTTGGCTTTTCTTTCATTTTTTTTAAAGATTCTTTGCTGTGTTTTTTACCAAAAAAAGGATTCAAATCTCCAAATTTACCAGTCATTGAATTTACATAGTCTTTTTTTTTAGCATTATTTTTTAATGTAATTGAAATTTTATTTTTTATTTCTTGACTATGTAATATTCCTTTTCTAAAATTATTTCCAATAAGATAATTAAAATCTTTATTTCTTAATTTTTCAATAGTTTCAACGCTTAATTTTCCAGAACGTTCATCAGAACAAGTTAATCTACAATTCAATCCATTTTTAGATAAAACAGAATATAAATCTTGATAATATCTTTCTAAATTGTTTAGTTCTTTTTCTGAACACTCGCATAGTATTTCAAATTTATGATTATTATAACCATATTTTTTAATAGAATTATATAATCTAATTTGTTGCCTTTTTAAAGATTTTTTATAATCTATAAATCTTTTTTCGATATTCACACTTTGTCCAATATAAATTCTTTTAGTTGGAGAAGTAATTTTATAAATTCCTATCATAATATAAAATAAAAAATCCCTTTGGTTTCGTTGTGGTGGCAACTACTCCCAAAAGGATAATTAAAAATTTCTTAAATAGCATTGAATCCACCAAAACAATACTACTGCAAATATACAAAAATAAATTAAACCGCCAACTAGCTTAAATTAATAAACTAGAGGCGGTTGTTAGAAGTTAATTCCTTTATCAATTAAAAAAGCAATATGTTTCGCTCTTGAATCTAATAATAAACCGTCTTTAGTTTTAAAAATTAATAATACTTCATCTAAAACTAAATGAGTATGTGCTTGTCTATGTTCTTTAATTTTTAATATCATAACATCTGTTAAAAAATCATTGTTATAATTCCAATGATGTAATTCAAACCCTTTTGGAACTTTAAATTTTCTACTTAAATTTTTATAAATTTGATTATGTTTCCATGGCTTATTTTTGTTCAAATCCTTTTGTCTTTCTTTATAGTTAAGTCTATGATATTTTTCTTTGCCTCTAATTCTTTCATTTTCAACAAAAATAGAATCACTAGATTTTCTATAATAATCTTTTTTAACGTCTAATTTATTGCAAATTTTGCATTTATTTACGTGTCCGTCTGCCATTTGAGAATGTTTGTAAAATTCCAACAATGGCTTTTCTTCATTACATTTAAAACATACCTTCATATAAAATAATTTTAGATTTATACAAAGATATGTTTTTAAAATGGAAATTACAAATAATTAAAAAGGTAATTTCGTTTTATTAGTTTTACTTTTACGGGATTACTAAAAACCCTTAATTAAAAGGTAAATCGTCATGTTCCTCTTCAGTTATATTCGCAACTGGCTCAAATGCTTGTTGTATCGGTTGCGGTGGTGTTTGCACTGGTGCTTCGCTTAACTGTTCAACTCTCCAACCTTTTATGCTATTAAAATATTTAGTTTCTCCAGCAGGATTTACCCACTCTCTACCACCTAAATTAATATGTACTTTAACCTGTTGTCCTATAACTAAATTGTTTAACAAATCGGTTTTATCTTGTACGAACTCGATTAAAATTGATTCAGGATATTGTGATTCAGTATTTATAACTAATTCACGTTTTTTAAAAGATGCGTTTACTTGTTGTTCCGCACCTATTACTTTTACTTTACCTACTACTTCCATTGTTTATTATTTATTAAATTTAGTTTATATTCATTTTTTAATGTTTCAGCTTCAAAAATTCTATTCAAAATCTTTTCACAAATAATTTCATCCTTATCAATTATAATTTCGTGATAATATTCTTTACCCTCAAAGATAAAATAATTAAAGAAATGTGCTTTATTTCGATTTGTAGCCATCATTTGCATTTGCATTTGATATAGATACTTGTCATCAATTTCATTTGTAGCTACTAATTTAAAGAAAGTGTTTGCTTTAGGGCATTTAATTTCTAAAATAGCATCTTCACCAACTAATCCATCAGGAGAAGCTCCAGCATTATTTCCTAAATCAAAAAATCCACATTCTTCAACATCTATAAAGTCAAATGATTTTAACTCTTTAAATTTAGCAAATGCTAAAGGTTCTAATTCAATTCCACGTTCCATATCGTATGATACGAAGTTGCTTTCTACTTCACCAAACAGTTCCTCAACTGCTTTATCAAATGCGTAACTTTGTCCTGTAAGTCCAAGAGCTTTAATACCCATTACTTTGTAAATCTCACTTGCTGTAAATTTACCTAATCTTTGTTGATGCCAATCTAAAGTGCGTTGTACTGATTCCATATTTCTGTTGTTAAGTTATAAGATTTTTCGATTTGTTCTTTTGTTGCATTAGCTTTCTTGGCAGCTTCAAAATTAGCTGCAGTAAAATCAGGTTTTACTTTTGTAACTGGTTGTAATGGTTTGATACGAACTCCGTCTGTTATCGAACCCATCATTTTTACATTACGATCTACAAACAATTCTATTTTCATTCCTTTCCAATTCTCTATAATATGACATTCTTTACCTGCTAAACCATTCTTTTTAGCAAATCCAGCTAATATCTTGTTATTAGTTGAGTTTAGTTTAAGAGGTTTAATAGGTTCAATAAAATGACAAAATATGCCATCCATTTTAGTTCCTGAAACATCTACATTAGTTTCAAACTTTACTTCTTTAATAGTAAAGATTAACGGTATTTTATCCGTTTCCATAGCATCTAAATCGGCTGATGCTAAATGTGTACTTTTTCTGTACTTTCTCCAATCGGTTTGAGTTTCCATTTTGTTATAAAATTTAAAATCCTGACTAAAATCTCGCAGGTCAGTACGAGCATAGTCAGGACTAAATAATGTTTTTGTTTCATAACCTGACCGTTATGTTTGGCAAATATAATTAACTACATCGAACTATCAAAATCTTTTCTCACAATAGTATCTATTTTTTTACTCATATCGTTGAAGTAAGTAGTTTTCTGCAATGTATCAGATGTTGCTAACTCATTATTCAACTCTTCAAATAAAGCAATCAAGTCTAATTGTGCTTTTTTCATCTTAGGCGTAGTCGGTTTCAAATCGTCTAGGTTTTCTAACATTAAATGCGATAAACATACTAGTTTATGCATTAGCGTGTTTTGTCTTTTGCTCATTTCAATATATTTTTTATAAAATTCACTAATCCATAAATCACTGTAAATATTACCCCTATTGAGATTCCTATTATTATTGTGTGGTATATCATAACTTAAATTTGTCAAAATAATTTTTAACAATTAACATTCCTAAAATTAGCACAAATACTGCAATTCCTAAGTAGATGGCTATTGGTAGTGGCATATCTCTCATGGCGTTACTATTTCAAATTCTACTTCTAAATCGCTTAACTTTTTATCAAAGTTAGGGTCGTATTCTTTAGCTTTAAAAGTCGCTTTGTCAATTAAATAAATATTGCTTAGCATTTTTTCTTTACTTGCTTTTAAATGCTTTTCGTATTCTTTAGAAACACGATTAAACAAATCAATGCTTTCTTTTGTTTCTAAACCAATTGTTAAAAGTTCTAAAATAAACTGCTGTTTATTTTTTAGTCTTTTTTCTTCGAAGTACTTAAATATTTTCATAGTTTCTCTATTAAAATTGCTATTTCTTTTATTAATAATTCCTTTGCTAAAAAGTCAACAGAGCTAAAAATATAGTCCTCTGGAATATTTGCCTTTGCTAATTTAAGTTCGTAATATTCACGTTGCTTTTTATCTAATCGCATTACTTCCTTAAGATTGTAATGTAGTCCAGTTCTAGTTTTATCGATTTCGTCGGCTATCGTTTCTAAAAACTTTTTAGGCACTGGCTGTCGATGTTTGGCTATTTTTCTGAGGTGTTCTGTTGGGTTCATAGTCCTAGTTGTTTAATTGCTGAATCGGTTAGGGTAAGGTTTAGATACGTTAAAGATTCGATAGTTTTAGAGTTATTCCAACTTACATAAACCTCTTTATTATTATAACAAACTAAATAAAAATTAGGAAATTTCTCTACTTCAAACCCCTTAAACAAAACTTTTTCTTTGGCTTGTCTATAATTTACGCAATCTATAAAATTATAACTATAATCTTCTCTTGATAATTCATTACTGTAAGCATTATAATTTACAGGCTCTTCCAAAACATTCCCCTCACTATCACAAGGCACAAACATTTCTATTTTAAGCGGTTGTTTTAGGAAGTTGGCGTATTTGTAAAATATAAGCACTAAATCCTCAGCCATTATGGCTTTATCTATGTCGCTTTTTGGAGTTTGCTCCAACACAAAATCTGTCATTGATATTAGTTTCATAATTATTTATTTAAAGTATTAATATCTATTGCTAGGTTATTTTCTATTAAGTTAAAAACGTCGAAGTGTAAACTGATTAAAAACTGCATGTCTGAGTATGATATTGTATTTGTAATTATTCTATTTTCAAGTAAAATTCTACCATGATGTAATAATGGTAATGACTTATCAAGATGTAATTGTGTTCTAAATGCAGGTACAAACTTTTCGCCATTTACTTCAATTTCTTTTGTAAGGTCTGAAAGTGGTCGAAGTATTGGTTTTAATAAATTAACGCTATATTCTTCAATGCTTCCCTCAATATTGTCGTGTATTAGAAATTCATTATTTGAAACATTAAATCCAGCTACTTGGAATTTTTCGCCAATTTCTTCTTCAATAACATTCAACCCATAAGGCAAATAAGGCGCGAGGCGTTTTAATTCTAGTTTCATAATTATTTCTGATTAAATTTTAAATCCGTTTTTATTTTAACTAACTTGTTTTTTAACAAAGATTGGTCAGTATGATGATATGTATCTATCAAAAAATCTAAATCAATAATAGCTTTTTCAATAATCGTATTTTGCAAAGTAATAGCATTTTCTATTAGTTCAAAATCTTTAAACTCTTTAGTGTAATCTAAACATTCCCAAAGATTATTGCTTTCAAAAGTTTCAGATTCTATTTGCTCTTGGTTTGCTGGGTGGTCTGAATTTCCTATACCTAGAATGTCGTTATCGTAGTTCATAATTAAAAAACATTAATTTCATTACCACTTCTAGGGCTAACTAGAATAGAATCTGTATCATCATTTAATGAAATTTTATTTATTAAAAGTCTTCCGTCGTTTGTTTCTTTCAATGTGAATCTTGTTTTATTAATAATTACAACTATTGTAGTTGCTTCAATAAATTCTGTGTTTCTGTTAACTTGAGCTTTCATTTCGTAGCGATTTTATAAAATTAATAGTTAGTTCGGTTTCTTTTTTAGTGAGATATACTCTAAATTGTTTTTTCTTTTCTTGTAGCTTGTTGTACGTGCCACGTTTGTAGGTGGTTTGTTTCATTATTTTAGTTTTGAAATTTCTTTACGACCTAAATAGTCTATATTTTCAGCTCTCATTTTTTCAATAATAGATTTAGTTTTTTCAGTCGAAAATCCAAAATCAATACAGTTACCAACTGTTTGGCTTTCTAATTCAGTTATCATCATTCCTAAGTAGTTTGTAGTTGTCATAATTTCTAAGTTTTAAAGTTTGCCGTGTAAATCACTTCCTTAACTCTTGTACAAATATAAGCATATTTTTCAAATATAAACACAAATTTAAAACCTTAACATATTTTTAACATATTAGAAAGGACGATATTCTTTTTTAGGTTTAGGAATTAAGTCTTTATATTCTCTTTTAATTTTTTCAGCAATAGCTTCTCTAATGAATCTACCAGTATCAATATTGTATGATTTCATTTTTTGAAGTGTGGCTAATTGAGTTTCAGAAATACGAATTACTTTAGTCTTTACAAGTGTTTTCATAGTTTTGTAATACATTTATAGGTGTTAGCAAGTAGTTATGTGAAATGTTAAGAAGACCCATTATCTAAATCAAATGGATGGGTGTCATTGTATGGGTCAACGTCATAAACTGCTTCATCCCACTCATTATATGCAACGCCATCCCAAATTCTATAACCCTCACTTGTATATCCTTGAAATTTCTCTACACTTCCAACAATACTTGGCTTTAAATGGTCGTATCTCGAAGCCATAAAACTTGCACTTGCAGGAGATATACGAGTTGTATTATTTCGTTTTTCTGGTGTGACTGTATTCCAATACTTGTCCTTGCAAATTGTTCCATTCTTGGATTTGCAAAATGCTTGTTGGTAATTATTTTTTACAAATTCAGTTCCGCAACTTGGACATTTACAGGTTGAACCAACTTTTGCTGATTTTGAATTTTCGTATAATTGTTTTATTTTTTTCATTTTATAAGAATTAATAGTTAAAGTGAAAACACTTCACATAACACACGTTTGGCAAAAAAGCGGGTTCGGTGCTATGTTCAAGTTCTGTAATTCTATTTGTCATTTGTGCTATATTGAAAGTTTAGTAATTCTAAATCCGCTTCTTCGCCAAGCGTAAAACCGTTAGCAGAAATGCCAAGCGACACCCTAAACCTTTGGCGACTTTTTAAGGAAATCAATTTCTTCTTTAATATCCATCATAGAATTATATTCTAATTCGACTTTTAAAGAGTTGATGATTTTTCCTGCTGTATTGGCTAATTCCTTGCCAACATTTAAACCCATTTTACCAGCTTTCATTTTAGTGTAATTATCACTAAGGCTTGTTCTTAATTCTGTGATGTTTTGCATAATCTTTGTGTTTTAATTATTAATCTTTGTGTTTCTATTAATTCAGGATATTGTCTTATAAATTCCGCTTTTTTCCCAATTCTTTTTGATAAAGTATAAATAACATAGCAGTCTTTTAATTCTTCACGCATTTTTTTATCTGTGGCATTTTGCCATTGTCTTACTTTGTCTTTTGGCTGTGGGTTATCTTTTTTATATTGAAGCCTGTGTTCCTTATTTTTACCATCCCAGTCTTTTTTCCATTGTTTTACTTTATCCGCATTTTCTTTTTTATAGTTTTTTTTATAATCGGTAACATATTCTTTGTTTTTTACATCCCATTCCTTTTTTTTAATTGTGCTATAACCTTCATTTTTATCAAACCATTTTTTACAAATAGAGTATCTACATTCTCTACATTGGCTGTGATATCTTTGTTTTTTTGTTCCGTCTTTTCTTTTATGTCCGTAAACAATAGGAAAATCATTTATACTCTTTTCTGTGTTGCATTTTGAACAGCACTTTAAAGGCACTTCTGCTAACATCGGTTTTGCAAAAGCAAGGGCTTCATCGGTTATTTGAACATTTGTATTTCTATCAATCATTTGTACTTAATTTAAAGTTTAGTGCTTCTAATCCCTTGCCTTCGCAAAGCCGCAAACCGTTAGCAAAACACCCCATCTACTCCCTAACAAACAAATCATCTTTGCAAAGGTTATTAATTAAATCGTCAACTTGATTTTCGATTAGACGTTTTTTATCTTTTGGTATTTTACGATAGATTTTCGTCGTTTCAACTGTTTCTTTAAATTTAGGTGGTTTCCCTGTTTTCATCTTATTTCTTTTTAAATTCTGTAAAATATTCATCGTGTAAAGTTACTTTGTCAAATCTGTTAAACTTTGCAACGCAAAACTCACCGTATGCTTTTAACTGTTGCTCACTATACATTTTCTTATCTTGTTCTTGTTGCCATTTAGCACCTGCTTGAAATAATAGTTTATCTTCTAATGTTGGGTCTATAATTAGTCTTTCAGTGGCCTCTTCAAGTGTTTCTTGTATAGGTTCTACTAAATGCCTTACTCTATTTTGACAACCATTTTCATCACAATAATTCATTGTGCATTTTTCTTCTGGTGTTTCACAAAATAAATGTGGTTTAGGTTTATCTGTTGGCATTAAATGTATGTTTTTCATCTTATTTAGTTTTATAAGTTTCGTTGTAGTAGTCTTGTGCGCTTTCCTGAATATCTTTTCTGCCCACTTTGTACCCTCTATTATTTGCATCAATAATCTGTTGCTTTTCCATTTCTTTGGCTTGTTCAAAAAGTATATTAAATCCATTTATTAAAGATGGTTTAATTAGACTATAATCTTTAATTTGTTTTTCTAACCATTCTACTGCTGTTCGCATATCTATAAGTTTTTAATTGTTAATTCTTTTACAATAGACGCAACATACATTTTGAAAATTTCGTGTAATTCTTTTTTTGAATTTTCTACATATTCAATTTCTTGAGATAAAAAATAACTTCTATCGTACTCGCATTTTTTATAAGCTTTTTTATATTGTTTTTTTGCTTTTTTGTAGTTTTCAAGCGCATTTATTAATTCGGCTATCATAATTTCTATTTGTTTAATAATTAATAATAAGCAAATATAATTAATTAAAATAGTTTAAACTATTTTTATTTAAACTTTAACATAAAAAAACTCGATGTGTAGATTACATCGAGCTTAGACTATTTCCCCAAATAGTTTTATTTTAAATAATTATATTCTTTTAGAACTACATTCACATACTTTATTTTAAACTGTCCAATTTCAAACGGTTCAGCATCTTTAAAATCCTTAACGATATTTTCAGTAATTTGCGTAATAGCATTATCGTAATGCCTTACAATAATTGTAGCTGGCTTTGGCTCGGGTGTTAGATGTGTTATTTTCATTTTTTTGTTATTTTAAAGCAAGCACCCATTGTTGTTTAGACTAGTGTGTATATGGGTTAGTTCAACTACTTGCTTTTACTCAATCTTACAAACAATCTAATTTTACTAGAAAGCTTGATTCCGTTTTTATATTGCCATTGCACATAATCGCCTTTTAAAGCTATTACTTTAACAGTATCAACATCTTTTACCTCAAACGGATTTTCGTCATCCCAATCAAAACAGAATAAATATTCTTTTCCAATTTTTACATCTTCTTTTTGTAAATTTTCTTTTTTGGAACAGCTATTCAAAAATAAAGAAAACAACAATAAACTTATTTTTAACTTTTTCATTTTTTTGTTTTTAAGATTAATTTTTTTAAGACAACTTAGGAAATTTTAAATAACTCAAAGGATCAAAACTCTTATAATATTTCCACCAAATCCACAAAGCCAAAGGTATCAACAGCAACAATAACCACCACCAATTAAAACTAGTTCTTTTTGTTTCTTTTGCGCTATCATTTTTGCTTAAATCAATACTATTGTTCAAATTGTAAATACTATCTTTTAAAGTAGCTATTTCTGTATTCTTTTCCTCTATTAACCGTATATTTTCCGATTCGTTTATAGTTGAGTTATTTTGAGATTGATTTCGTTTGATTCTAACGTTTTTAAAAGTCTTTTTATTACCGTTATTGTCAGTAAATGAGCTTTCTTGTTTTGGGTCAATTGGTTCTAATTGCAAAGCATCTTCAAAAATATTGAAAACTGTTTCTTTTTTCTTTGAAACGGTACTATCTGATTTGGTAGTTTCCTTAATAGTTTCAGTTTCTTTGACTGCTATTTCTGTTTTATTCGTTGCGGTGCTGTCGGATTTGTTTTCAGATTT